CTGGAAGTCGAGTAATTACCTCGACGTGGAACGTGACATTACGTCACTAACGACAGTAGTCCACTGCCGCCACCCCCGTTCACTAGAAAAATGAACGGTCGATCGGTAGTTGTCCCAATCGGGAGCAACCACCATCCTCCGCCTCCACTTGATCATGTCATGCCTGACAGCGATCTTGTGGTTTCGTACGTGCCCCGCTATCGCCATCAGCTCCGCCCCGGGATGATTCTCGGGTATAGAACGATGGTTCTTCGGTACACGTACGGTCCCGTCCGCACGGAAGATTAGGTTTCGGCGATCAGGCTCCCAGCGCATAAAACGCGGGGAACCCGTGAACCGATCCCACCTTTTCCGTGTTACGAGATCCCAAGGTACAGCGATTCCACTTGTCTGCGCCTCCCAGATAGGTACCAAGTTAATTGGTACCGACTCTAAAAGGTACAACAATGTTGTCTCGAGCCTTACGTGCCGGCTGCTCCAAAGAGCTAGTCGGTTGAAGGCACTGTACCTGTCCTGCTTAGTCCGCAACGTCTTTAGGTAGACAGATCGGACATTATGACCACTAAAGTAGTCATAGCCGCAGGACTCCCTGAACGGCCCTTCTGAGAAGGACTTATGCGCATTAACCCTAAAACCGAGGATCTCAAGTAGCCGGAGAAGGTAACGGTATCCGCGGACGTCGACAATGATGTCGTCGCCGAAGACTCCAAAACCAGCCGGGTCCTTAAGGCCCAAGGTGAGGTACACAGCGCGAAGAGCAGAAGCGAAAATGAGTGTCTGCAATGGAAATGTAAAACCATTCCCCATCGTAGACACCATGTACAGCTCGACGGTTCTACCGTCGGGTAGGCGCACACTAGGCGTACGCAGTGTACAAAGGATGTCAAGGAACTGCCTCGGAAGGCAGGACCTTAGCATGCCCATGGACACTGAATCAGACGCGCTTTCTAAGTCAACGGTACAAAGTTGACCAGTTAGCGAACCCGACCACGCTAGTTCAGCGTTTAGGTCTTGCTGGGTGGCAAGGTCAATCCCGAAGAAACGGGATAGCCCCCACTCAAGTATAGACCCAAAACCAAGCTGATAATACATATTCAGACTTGGCTCTGTACAAATCGTCCTGCTAATCTCAGAGGATTTTGGGACGAAGGAAAGTTTCGATTCAGTCGTTACCATACCGTCGCCAAGGCTATGTGCACGAATTTCTTCAGCACTAACCCAGCGAGGTGTATGGCATCCTACCTTGCGATAAGCATGTAGGAGCGAGTTGCTCGTAAACGAGAAAGGAGATGCAAACAGCTTTGAGAAACTGTCTGTACCCCTAGCCTTAATAGACGAGCCTGGTCCCATCCTACCTCTCGATAAGATCGAGTTGTAGTTCAGGAGACAGGCGTCATCTAACATAAGGTAAAAGTCGTACAGCACCTTTTTAAAGGTGCCAACCAACTCTTCCTCGAATACTGCACACTCAAGGTTATAGTCCCTGCACCGCTCATTAGCGGCGAGGAACTTCGCCAGAGCCTTAGCGTCAGCATCTTCTCGCACAGAGTCCTGAAATTTCTTCAGGAGGTTCTGGTAGAGAGACGCCGACGCGAACTCTTTCGGCGAGCACTCAGGACCAGGACGAATGCCCGACTTTCGGTCGGAAATCCATCCGGGTCCAAATGCTTCCTCGAGATCGTTTTCGACTGCAGCAAAGAGCTCCGCAGAGTGACTACCCATAAAGAATCCTTGCTTCCTGAATTAACTCTGAAGATGAAATCCTTAAAGACCAGATATGCCTCTTTCAGGGCATAGTAGTCATCGTTTACCGGAAGGTTAACGATAACCTGGTCTCCAGGTACAGGATCAGAGTTGAGGAAAGAGTTGTCAGCAATACCAAAAGTACCCAAACGATAAATCGCATGGGTCGACTTCGAATAAAGCTGACGCTCTTGTTCGGACCAGTCAGAATCTTCTCGAGTAGCCTCGAACGAGAAGTACCCTGGGCAAGAGCCCCGAGTAACCTCGTACTTGACTCCCGAAAAGTGAAGCGAGCTCTCGCTCGTTTCATTCTGATTCGCGGCGTCTTCACGACGTGCGCTCTGTTCCGACCTCACAGCACTCCGGTCACGGCGGAATCGCCGATGCCGGAGGCCTGCTGGTTCAGGACACCAATGTGCAGCGATAAAGCTGCACGAACGTTGGGCGCGTCAGCCGTGTCAGCACCTGCTGGAACCTCGACAATCGTCGTGATCAGCATCTGCTGGGCGGACTGACCTGCCAGCGGAAGGACTCCCTTGCGGGTAATCCACTTCCATACGTTCATCGGCTGTTTGGCCAGAACACCAGTCGACGGGTTCGGAGTACTCGCGGTGCGAAGCACCTGAGGCCGAAAGCCCGTGACGGTAAACGGGTCAGCAGCTGACGACGTGCGGACGCCGGTCTGCGTTCCCCCAAGCGCGGTAACAGCATGCTGTTTACCCAACGCCGAAGGGGCCACGTCACTCGTGAGAGTGTACGTGGGTGACGTAAGACCGGTCTGTGTCGCCCCTGTTACGGGGCTTGACGGACTATACATTGCAGTATCTCCAGGTTTAATGGTTGGAGCAAAAGGGAAGTACAAGCATGTCTGTGGTCTATTTCTTGAGGGCCGCAAGGTTTAGCCACTTAAGGCCAAGACCTGGTATTTCAAACGTAAGTTTGAATACCTGGCTCCCAGTATAGATAGCAGTATTACGCTCATATACAACTCGATTAGCTCCGGCAGAAGAACAAAAGCCATCAGCGTCTTTCGACTGTCCCTGATTATTCATCGTATCTGACCGGTTAAAACGATATAGGCGAATCGCAGAAACGCGATTGCGTGTCGTCATCCCGTGCCAGGCGAAGTTACTAATCGGGTAGGTCGCTGCAGCAATAGCGTCACCGATATTCGAAAAATAATCGGCGACGAAGGAGTAGGGGATCAATTCCCAAAGTGTTGGCAAGAACTCGGAAGTCGACACGCCCCATCGGGCGAGCGACCCACGAGGAGTCAAACACTCTACAACCACTTCACCATAAGCACGGCAAGAAGTATCTTGTAACTTACGGTTTTCCCAGTCGAAGGATAGTTCTCCTACGACGGTATTACCAAAAGTTATAATAGCACTCCCAGCTATGCTATGGCTAGCATGTACCTTTTTGTATCGCGACTGTGGCATGTTATGGAGGGCATTATAAGCGCCCTCGATATCAGAGACCAGTGGCCGCCATCCAAATTGATACTCTAGCCAGGTGTCCTGCACAACTCTATCTCTATGTTTCTTTTTTACACGGGAGGCACGTCTTCGTGCATCCTTCATGTAATTGCGAATACCAGAGAAAAGAGCCTTAGCAGGATTGCGCAGCAGACGCACTGTTTCTCCAAACTCTCCAAGAGCAACCAAGCTTTGAAGGCTTTGTTGAGCTTTTCGACCCTGGAGCATCAGTTTTTGTGATGCTAGCTTCTTGCATGACTCGATTGAGCCAGAGCCGGGCATATCGCCAGCCACCGGAAACGGTGGAGAGGCAAAACACTCGCCTTTGACGTAGGTCAAGTTATACGGCTTAGTAGGCCCCCAGGTTACCCAAGCATCGGCACTACCGCGGAAATAATTCTGCGACGTAAAAACCATCGCAGTACCCGCGTTCACGTGACGGCGGACCTCGCTCTTCCACTGAGGATTATTGGCCTCAGGTGAACGAGTATTGGTCCAGTTGACTCTGACATAAGTCGAGTC